CTTATAAACATAACGGATATCCTCTGGTAGTTCTTTGTCTTCTTTTGTTTCACCAGCAACAGTCAAAATGTTCTTGTCTGTTGTGATTGTAACGTCATCCTTCTCAAATCCAGCAAGAGCAAATTCAAGATACCATTCGTTCTTGTCCTTTGAGTGAATTACGTTGTAGGGTGGGTATGTGGAGCCAACTCTGTTGATTCCTGGTGTTGCAAGCATCTTATCAAATTCCTGACTAAGTGCTGCGAATGGGTCTGTATAGATTACCATTTATATCATCTCCTTTTAAGCGAGTTATTTTTGTACCCCCAATTGGCAAGTACATATTTATTATAGCAAAAAAGGACAAGTTTTGCAACCTGTCCTCTAATGCTTGTTAAGATTACTTCTTTGTATTTGTTTTCTTAACTGGTGTAACAGTTTTTGTAGGTGCCTTAGTAACCTTGACATCCTTAATAGCCTCTGCAACAACATCAACAGATGGAACGATACCAAATGCCTTGTCCTTTGGATTTAGTGCTCTTGTTACAACTGGTAGCAATGCAGCAACCAATGACCATGCAAGAGTCTTTGGGTCTGTAACGCCAGCCAAGTATAGTGCTGCTACTGCGGATAGGATGCTACGCAAATATGATGCGAACAGAGCCTTTAGTTGAGTTGTACTCATTTTTTATTTCTCCTTGTTTAATGCCTAGTTATTAGGCGTTTCTGTATTCTCTGGCAAGACTAACTTTAGTTTGTCGTATGCCTCGGAAATTCTTTTTAAAACTAATGTATGTGTTGTTTCACCAAGAACCATGCCAAAAGTTTTAGACCATTCAAGTTCTGGTGCAACTTCTTTATCAAATTCAACAAGAACTTTTTGAACTTCTTCAATGTACTCAAATGCCCAGTCACGAGATGCTGAAAGAAACTTAACAAATCCATCAGATTCTTTTAAATTTAAATGTTCTATTTGTTTTTCAAGTTCTGTTATTTTATTATTTTGCAAAAATAGTTCATTATTCAAATTATTAGCAATAATAAATAATTTATTTCTTTGCAATCTATACCTAATACTTAAATAAATAAAATAAAAAATAGCAGCCAATAGTACTGAAAATATTGAAATGTTAATCAAATTCATTTTTTATCTTTCTCTATTGGTGGTCTAACTATGTGAACAATTGCACCATGTTTTTCAAATGTTTTTTTAACTTTTTGAACATAAGCAATAGCCTTTTTTTCTCCACTTTTATCCAATTTTAACAATTGTTCTGGTGCGATTAAAATTGTTATAAAATTATCTGCATCAAACACTTTAACACCAAAATTTTCAGGTGCTTCAATAGCATGAAATGCATCAGACATTTTTTTAGTATACATTAGTACTCTCTATCATTTGTTATAAACTGCCAAGTGTTTGCCCAGTCCTGCTTTGTTTTGTGTTTGTTAAATTCTCTAGACACTTTTCCTTTGTCCAAATAAACTCCACCCCAAACACCATAGGCTTTTTGAGATACTCCAACTGCAAAACACATGCGAGCCATTGGACAAATAGAACATAATGAATCTACTTCTTTTCTGACTTCAATATTTTCTTCATAAGTATCAAAGAATAGATTAACATCGTCACCTTTACATAAGGCTTCATCTTTCCAATTTTCATTTGGCATTCTTCTTTACCAAACTAGCAGGTATATTCCAGCCATCGGTAGTTACATCAAAACAATTAGCAATATACCATGCGTTGTTAATGAACTTAGCATTTGGTTTCATCCAAGCCATATCAGACTTTATTAGTTCTAAAACTGTCCAGCCATCCCACGACAGAAACTTATTGTTTTCTACAATTTGTTCCATCTTCTCTAGTGATTTAATTAACATAATCAACTTTCTATCAGTAGCGATAAACGCCAACTTCAATATCTTTTGCTTCAGCCAGGTCTACCAAGTCAGACACTGGCTCTTTTGGTTTACTAAAATAAGCAAAGTATTCAATATCGTGAATATTTTCCTTAATCCAACTTGGTGGAATCTTTATTAGTTTAATTTTAATACCACGAGCCTTTAGGCTACGTTCAGAAATATTTACAAACTCCATACCCATATTATTAATGTTCAACGGTCCAGCAGATGCAACAAGAATATCTACATCACCTTCGGGTAGGCTAGACAAAGCCACCCCCATTGCTCTTAGGAATACATTGTAATCATTGAAGTTTTTACTTCCTTGAATTCCAACTATCATTTTAATTTCTTTCTGTAAGTTTTTCAATAATAAAAATCATCTTATCTAATTCTACCTTATTCATGGTCATTGTGTCAACCTTTTCTACAGTATTATTATAAGCATTATCTTCTATAAACATTATTTTTTTTAAACGTTTATTTAAAAAATCTAAAGATTGTCTTGGTTTTAAAACTTTTTCTTTTTCTTTATTAATTTTAACAAAAGCATTGCTTTGTCTCAAATGCGTTGGCTTAGGCATATCAGTATCTAATTTATTAATGTTTTTAAAAAAAACAAACATGATTGTCATAGTTATTGCAGATACCAATACATATTCCATATTTACCTCAATACAATTATACTAAAGAATTGCATCAAAAGCAAGCCAGCGTTCTTTAGCCTTTTCCCAAGTAAAATTATCCTGAATATCCTGAACTTGTTTGATATAATTATAGCCATGCTCTTTTACTTGCCTAATTGCTTTTGTTAATTCTTCTGCATATCTTTGTGGTGTAAGTTCATCAAATGGTATCATAACTCCGTGACCCATTGATGTTTCTGGTAATGCCCCCAAATTTGTATGTACAGTATAACAACCAGCAGACAATGCTTCCATTTGTGTCAGACAAGATGTTTCTGGATATGTAGATGGATAGGCATGTATGTGTGAATCTGCAAAAAATTTATAAACAGTTTTTCTAGGAGTTTTGCCATAAAAATTTACTCTTGGGTCATCAATAGATTTTCTATTATATAAACTATTTATGTCTGGATAAAAATCATTAAAAATATTTAATTCAAAATCCTCTTCTATAAATGGAATTGCATCAAGAAGAACCCCCATACCTCGTTCTGCAGTAGAGGCATGAATGATTTTAACCTTATCAATATTATCAAATTTATTTAAGTTTGGAGTTATCATCTCAATTGCATTTTGAATAACAACAATTTTATCAAGTGGGAAATTAATTTCATTGGCAATAACTTTGGCTTCGTATTCAGATACTGCTACAATATATGCTGTATGTTCTCTGACCGCTCTATTAGTAAGTATGTCTTTTACTGTTGAAATAAATTGATTAATATTATTGTGAATCCAAAAAATATATTTTTCACCTGTCAAACCCATAGTTTGAATTGGTGGAAAATGTCCAGGAATAATAACATTAGTATATTTATGTATATTTTTCATTTCTGGCAAAATATTTTTAAGAAATCCTCTAGCCATTGTTTCTGTTCCACCAAAAAATACTTCATTATATTTAAAAATAGTGTGTTTTGGATTTGGATTTGTGTCTGTAACTTGTAATGTATGTCTATCTACTTTGTGTGCCATTTTATTCCTTTAACTGTTCACGCTCATCAATAATTTGATAAGCAAATTTGGTCATTGCTTCCTGTGCCTTCTCATTGTTCAGAATACCCTCGTAATGATGAGCACAGAAAAGCAAATCCCCTGATGTACCTAGTGTTTGAACATAAGCCTGTGAACCACATACATCACATCTATCCAGTGCTGATAGTGTCCACTTCTTATCAATTTGTTCAATTAGGCTATTTGTCATTTGAGTAAAATCCTCCACCGTTAAACTTGACAACACCAATAGAATATACTTTATTCATTGGAGCATTACAAGATTTGCATAAAAATTCTTTTCCAGCATCTTCAAAAGTTCTGGTATCTTTATCAATCTTATTACATGTTGGACATTTAAAAGTGTATTCTGGCATTTTACTTTCCGTCTAGTTTCGCAAATAGGTCATTTAGTTTGGTCAAGTCAGCAGATACTAGGTCTTGGACTGTTCCATATGTGACGTGGAGGTGGGAGCCTGTACTTGCGGTACCGCTGGGCGTGTCTTTGCCACCACCTACTTCACCAACCAATGTTACTCCTGCTTCAACTTTGTCTCCAACTTTTAGTGGAGATGGCTTTGCTAGGTGTGCGTAAAGGATA